AAATTTTAATTTAAAGACAACTTTTTTTTTTAATAATGTATTTATTAATAAAATTAACATAAAAAATTAAAAACAATGAAAAGAAAAATAGGACTTTCAGAATCAGATCTTTATAGAATTGTTAACCGTGTTATATATGAACAAGGTAAAGGTGAACCGGATATTGAAGATGATGGGGACATGATTGATATTGATGGCGAAGAAGAAGTCATTGCAGATTATAGTGAAGACGAAATTGAAGATAAACAAGACGAGTGCGAAAATATTGTTAATATGTTAGAAGATTTATTAGATGATTTAAAGTCAATGCGTGATAGTGATGACATATTTAATGAACTTTCTTCTAGAGTTGACGACATAAAAGATGTTTGTGATATGTTGGATACTTTTGTTGATGGAATAGAATCAAACCCTTTTGATATTTAATTAACAAATATATTGAAATACTAAAACCCTACATATGTGGGGTTTTTTCTTTTTATGATATTTATTTAATATGCCACAAAATAAAGTTCCAATTACCAGGTTAAATAAGTTTTTCTCAGAAGAGGATTTCAATTTAGAAATTGAAATGGGTATGGAATGGCAAATGGGTGACATGAACTTCACAGTTGTTTTATATCGAGTGGATAGACAAAGAACAAATAATGATGACGTTTATGGTGAGGCAATGAGTGAAGGAATCCAATTTTTAGCACCAATAGAGGTTAAAGGTTTAGTAAAAATTGATGCCCCAACTAACTCAGATTATGGTTCATCTAAACTATCACAACTTGAACCCGGAAATATGACCTTTAGTGTTTATCAATCTCATTTAGATCAGTTGGCTATTGAAATTTCTTTGGGTGATTATTTAGCATATTACGAAACAGAAGATAGAGTTAGATATTATTCTGTCGTTAATGATGGTCGTGTAACATCTGATTTAAAACACACATACGGAGGTTACAAAAAATATTATAGGACAATAATTGCAACACCTGTAACTAATGACGAGTTTAATGGATTATAAAAATGGCATTACCAAAACAAAATAAAAAATACCTTCCTTTAGTTCCTGAAAAAGTAGGAAAGGAAAGAAGACAACAAATGTTGGATGACATAACTGATGGTGGGACATACTTACCTAAAGGAGTATTACATGCCGATATGGACAGAGGAGTTTTAGATTTTATTAAAAATGATTTAAAATTGGTTGTAGACGGGAAAACAGTACCTACTGTTGATAAAATCATTACAACACAAAGTTGGACTCAATTTACCGAAACTTGGAAATTCCAAGATTTGGACAAAAATGTATCATTACCATTTATAATAACTGTAAGAGAACCGACAGTAAAATATGGTAAAATAACTAACGGTGCATTTAACATACCTGAAAGGTTGAGGTTTCATTACTACACAGTACCAACATGGGACGGTCAAAGAAAAGGTGCAAATGTTTATAAAATACCACAACCCGTTCCTGTTGACATTACTTACACAATTAAGATTTTTTGTAACAGAATGAGAGAAGTTAATGAATTTAACAAAATCATGATGCAAAAATTTACATCTAAACAGGCATACACACAAATAAAGGGTCATTACATGCAAATGACATTAGAAGACCCAACAGATGAATCTGCAAAAGAAATTGAAAAAAGGAAGTACTACATACAAAGTTATAAAATAACACTGAAAGGTATGTTAATAGATGAAGAAGAGTTTCAAGTTTCACCTGCAATTTCAAGATATTTAACTATGTTTGAAGTCGATTTAATTAATAAATCCAAAAGAGTTAAAATTGAACCCCCTAGACCTGACAATTTTGATTTAGATTTACTATTTGTTTCTGGTAATACACAACTTCAAGAAGTTTTTAGATACGACGCTGATATTGTTATAGATAGTGTTACAAACGTAACTAATTGTTATAATGTTAATTATACCTCAACAACTAATAATAATTTAATTTATGTTAATTGTTCCGGGGTCACTGTAACAGGTTCAACAATTGCCGGAAGTCAGGGTTCAGTATGTGTTAAAAGTACTACATCACCATTTTTTACCATTTCTTCAGGTGGAACATTAAATTCAACTAGTAGTTGTTCATCTTCTTATTCCGTATTTATAAATAATAATTATTTAGGTGATAATTTGGATAAAATACAAATAAATAATGGGGATATTTTAAAAGTCATAGTCTATAAAGATGACCCAAATCAGGATTCTATTATTAAAACAACCGCATTTTTACAATAAATTATTCACCATAAATATCTTTTTCTTTTTCACAAGTTTTTTTAATAAGAGTTTCTAAAAATTTGTATATTTTTAAACCCTTTTCATCACAATATGTTTTTAATAGACGATGTGTGTCTTCAGATATTTTAATATTTTTTATTTTTTTCATTTTTTTTAATCAGATTTAAGGCAGAAAAAAGGCAGAAAATAGTATCCTATATCTTAAATAATTATATTTCAGGTTAGTTTTTTGCAATAATACTTGGTATTTATATATAAAATAAATTAATTAAAACTTTTTAAAAAATGGCTTCAACAAATAAAGTTTTTGTATCTCCAGGTGTCTATACATCAGAAAGAGATTTAACTTTTGTGGCTCAAAGCGTAGGTGTTACTACTTTAGGTATAGTAGGTGAAACATTACAAGGACCCGCTTTCGAACCAATCTTTATTACAAATTTTGATGAGTACCAAGTTTATTTCGGTGGTACTAGTCCTGAAAAATTTGTAAATACTCAAATACCTAAATATGAGTCATCATATATTGCAAAGGCGTATCTTGCTCAATCAAACCAATTATTTGTAACGAGAATATTAGGTTTATCGGGTTACGATGCTGGACCTTCTTGGTCTATCGCAACAATTGCAAACCCTGATCCGGCAACAATTTCCGCAACTGGAAATATATCAGCACAGATATTATCCTTTACGGCGACTTCAGCAAGTACTACAGTAACTGCGGTTCCTGCTTTATTAAATTCACTGTTTTATAATCAGTATACAACAAACGATGGTGGAACATCTTCATTAAACGAAGATTTTCAATCTTTTATATCATCACAAGTTACTAAATTTATAAATAGTGGTTCAGGATCAACAGGTGGAAATGCGGTATTTTGGGGAACAGTTAGTGGTGGAACATTTAACCAAGTTACAGGTACTACTATTTTTGGTAACTCTATTTCAGCAACAAGCGAAACATTTGGTGTTAGTAATGTAATTTTAGCAAACGCTACATTATCCGCAACAACAAACGACGCATGGTATTATGGATTATTCGATTATTCTAAAGTATCAAGTGTTGGAAGTTACTATGGTTATGGATTTGGTGCTGCTTTAAGTGCTATCGGTACAGGTGCAACTTCTACAACATATACAGGTACATGTACTATTTATGGTACACAATATTCAGGAACACCATATACAACTTATGATGATATGGTTGTTGCAACACTTAGGTCAAGAGGTATTAGTACATATTCAGCATCACAAAGTGGGCCAAGATATGAAGTTTCTGCCACAACAGACGCAAGTATGATTTGTACTGGTTCATATTCGGCGGTTACAAAAGACCCATTTGCAACATTTGTTATTACGGGGACTACTTTTGATAATGACACATTTAGTTTTGAAACTTCTATGGAATCTGCAAGTACAAATTACATTTCTAAAGTATTTGGAAAAAGTAATTTTGGTAAAGATAGGACTGAGGTTCCTCTTTTTGTTGAAGAGGTTTATCCAAGTTTGTTACTTAGTACTTATAGACAAGGAAAAATAAGAGGATTATATTGCGACTTCATTGAACTACAAGAGGCTAGATCTTTAAATACCGAATCAATTGGGTTTTATTTGGAGCAATACCAAACACCTGAAACACCTTATATTGTTTCTGAACTAAGAGGTAATAAAGTTTATAAATTATTCAAATTTGTTTTAATTTCTGACGGTAACGCGGCTAATAGACTTGTTAAAATTTCTATCGCAAACATTTCATTTAATAATGGAACTTTTGATTTATTGGTAAGAGACTATTTTGATAATGATCAAAATGTAAGAGTCATTGAAAGTTTCACAAATTGTTCACTTGATCCTAATTTGAATAATTATGTGGCAAATAAAGTAGGTACATCTAATGGTGAATACCAAGTAAAATCAAAATACATAATGTTAGAGATGAGTGACGAGGCACCAACAGACGCACTTCCTTGTGGTTTTGAAGGTTACAATATGAGAAAATACTCAAATGCCACGTCTCCTTTCATTATTTATAAAACAAAATATAACCAACCAGGGGATGTGTTATATAATCCTCCTTTTGGATCATCAAATGGTGGAGATAATCCTGTTATTTCAAATGGAGAAAATCCAAGAAAAGTTTATTTAGGTGTTTCAAATATAACAGGAATTGATAGTGACTTCTTCGAATACAAAGGTAAAGTGTTACCGGCGAATTTAGGAACAGACACAACAGGATCTGCATGGGGTTATATGACAAAAGGTTTCCACATGGACGTTAACGCAAGCGTTATAACAATTCCAAATGGTTTTGTGACTTCAGGTCAACCATATTTTGAAGTGGGAGTTTCACCGTTCAATTCTGAACCAACAGATTCAGATAATGCGTATTATAGACTTAACACTCGTAAATTTACAGTTTTGGCTTACGGTGGTTTTGACGGATGGGACATATATAGAGAATATAGAACAAACCAAGATAATTTCCAATTAGGTCAATCAGGTTATAAATTTGGGGCTGAAGCGTCTATAACATACCCAACAGCTTCAGGTTGGGGAGCATTTAAACAAATCACAGGACCTAACCAAGAAGTGTGGGCAAATTCTGACTATTATGCTTACTTATGGGGTCAGTCTACATTTGCAAACCCTGAATCAACAAACATAAATGTTTTTGTTACTCCTGGTATTGACTATAAAACAAATAGTAACTTAGTTGAAAGTGCTATTGATATGGTTGAAACGGATAGGGCAGACTCAATTTATATTTGTACAACACCTGACTTTAATTTATTTTTACCATCATTTGCTGATGTGTCTGAAGGTTTAGTGTTTCCACAAGAAGCAGTAGATGAGTTAGAAAATACAGGAATTGATTCTAACTATACCGCAACTTATTATCCTTGGGTTTTAACAAGAGACTCAGTTAATAATACACAAATTTATTTACCGGCAACCGCTGAGGTAACTAAAAATTTGGCATTAACGGATAATATCGCATTCCCTTGGTTTGCATCCGCAGGTTACACAAGAGGTTTAGTAAATGCCATCAAGGCAAGAAAGAAACTTACTCAGGATGATAGAGACACTCTTTATAAAGGAAGAATTAACCCTATTGCGACATTCTCAGATGTAGGTACCGTAATTTGGGGTAATAAAACTTTACAAATTAGAGAGTCGGCACTTGATAGAATTAATGTGAGAAGATTGTTACTACAAGCAAGAAAACTAATTTCGGCAGTCGCAGTAAGGTTACTATTTGAACAAAATGACGATAAAGTAAGACAAGATTTCTTAGACTCAGTTAATCCAATATTAGATCAAATAAGAAGAGATAGAGGTCTGATTGATTTCCGTGTGACTGTTTCAAACACTCCTGAAGATTTAGATTCAAATACTCTAACAGGTAAAATTTATTTAAAACCAACAAGGGCGTTAGAATATATAGACATCGAGTTTGTAATCACACCAACGGGAGCATCTTTTGATGACATTTAATTAAAAAACATAAAAAACAAAAAAAACAAAAGGGGAGTAGTAATATTCCCCTTTGTCTTTATATTTATTTTAAAAGATTTATATGGAAAAAAATATATTAGAAGAAATTTTTAGAATTAAATCAATGATGGGTATTAATGAAAGTAAAATCTTGTTGACCGAGAATATATATGATCCAATTGTTGATGCACTCGTTAGATTATTAAGAAAACAAGTGGTTCTTGATGCGTTTGTAACTGCGACAACAACAGCAAAAGCTGCCGGAAAAAAAATAGTAAAAGTTGGTAGTAAGTCCATTGAGGTGACTAATGACGAATATAACGAAATAGTCAAATTTATGAAAAATGAAATTGATTTTAGTGGTCTTACGTCTAGTGCAAAATCAAAAGTAAGAGGGTTCATATTAGAATTAGGAGAAAGTGACATTGCAATTAAAAAAGAATTAGAAACATTATATGATAAAGCCTATGAAGCAGGGGTTTTGAATTTGTTGAGAAATTATGGTGATGAAACTATTGGTTATACAGAAAAACAACTTTTAGCATATATCAAACAACAAATGAAAAAAAATAGAGCTCTAGATGATATAATGGGAGAACTTTTTCCTGATTCTGACGAAACAATAAGAAGTTTTTTATCTAAAAAAATAAGTAGTAAACTTGTTGATTTAGGAGACGAATTGGATACCATGGTTTATACCGGTGGAAAAAGTGTTGATGAATATCTAGCGGGATTATCGCCAGAAGAAATAAATAGAATTAAAGGAGCTAAATTAACTCCCGACATGATTGAAGAATGGGCAAATGCTGCTAAAAAAGACGTTGCATTTTTGTCGGAATTTGCCGATGCTATTAGAAAATCAAAAGAAGAATTAATTCAAGAAATGAACGATCTAGCGTTTAATTTTAAAAAATTAACAGAATCTGATGAATTTTTAAAAATGACAGATGATGCGAAAGCAAAAGTCATGCAGGCGTATACCACTAAATTGGCCGCTAAAATGAATTCTCTTGAAACAAAAATTCCTGGGATTGGTAAGAAAATGATAAAAGAAGGGAATTATCCTCCAGAAATGATAAGTTTTTTGGAAGGGGCAAAAGATAGTGATGTTCTTTTATATTTAAAAAGATTTTGGGGATTAAGAGATGAAACAACACAATCGACCATAAATATAGTTAAAGATCACGGTAAAAAGATTGCAAAAGATTTAGCGGCAGCATACACGACTATTTTTAAATTGATAGCAAAAACTTTTTTTAGTAATGAGGGTGGTTGGAAAAAAGGTATGTTAGCAAGGGCTAAATCTTCAACAGCTGCGTTAGATTTAAGAGGTAATGTTGGTTGGTATTTTTTTACAGATCAATTTTTATCAGTAAAGTCATTTACGGATTTTGCAATTAAAAAAAGTATTTTTAGACCGAATCAAAAAAACTTTGATAAGTTTAAATCTTTTGCTGGTCTGCTTGGGTTGGCATATGTCGGATATGTTTTTTTTGGTGTAATTAAATATGGAATTTTTTTAGCGGAAGACTTACTTAAAGGTTTGTGGAATTTTGGAATGGAAGGTTTACAAAATTTAGGTTTGGAAAGTTTTGAAAAGGCTGAGTTTAAGATGGAAGATTATGAAGACTTGGAATCTAGTTTTGGTGAAATATTAGGGGTATGGTTAGCAAGCAATGCTATCGATGCGTTTGTTGGGGATCTTAGTGAAGACCCTACTGCAGGTGAGGTAATAAAAAATATGATTTTAGGTTCTTTACCCACTCTTGGTTTATTATCATATCAAAAATCAATGGCCGCGAATTTCATAGAGACATTTGGGTTAGAGGTTAAAGGTATTGCGCAAGATCCGATAGATATTGTACAAGGTATTTTTAAATATTTTAATTTTTCAAGTAAAAAAGAAGAGGCAAAAAAAGAATTAGAAGAAGCGACCGGAAATGCAGTACCTGAAATATCACCTGAAGAAAAGTATAATGCCGAAGTCGAGAAAAAAAGATTAAGTGTTTTTAATCAGATAGATAAGTACTATTTTAGAACACAAAAAGAAATAGGAGTATTTTCAGATGAATCAGAGAAAAAAAAGTTACTCGAAAAGATTAAGTATGGTGGGACTTATGATGAAAAAAACCCTTCAGTCGACGATACAAAATTTTATATAGAATCAGGAGGTAAAAAGTACAATATTCCAAAAATTTCAGATGTAACTGGAAAAAAATGGACTTCGGATGGTAAAGAAGTTAATTGGGAGACAGACCCAAATTTAGGTAAAAAATTATGGGAGGAAAATTATATGAAAAAATTAGAAAAAAAAATTATTAATGAAGTTTTGAATTTGAATAAATCATACAAAAATACATATTCAAATAAAAAACAAAATATTATTTTGACTGAAAATCAATTACAAAATTTAATGTTAAGATTGAAATGAATATAAAAAAACATATATATAATCAGATAAGAAAAAGAAATCTATTAGAGGGTATTACTGATGAAGGTCGCCCTGATTTGAAATACTATGCTTTTGATTGGGACGACAACATTGCATTTATGCCAACTCAAATTATGGTATTAACAGAAAATGAAGATGAGGTTGGTATGTCAACAGAAGATTTCGCAGAACATAGACACCAAATAGGTGTTGAACCTTTTAATTATAAAGGAACCACAATTGTTGGTTATGCTCCCAATCCATTTAGAAATTTTAGAGAGGAGGGGGATAAAAGATTTGTTATCGATTCTATGGTTGCATCACCGGGGCCTTCTTGGAATGATTTTGTCGAATGTATTAATGGAGGGTCTATTTTTGCTATTATCACCGCCAGAGGTCACAACCCTGAAACACTTAAAGAGGCGACATATAATTATATCGTATCAAGTCACAATGGTATAAATATGAAAACATTAGTGGAAAATTTAAAAACTTATAGAAATTTAGAATCACAGGAAAATTTAGATGAGGGATTTGATTTAAATTTTACAGACAAAGATTTAATTGAAGAATATTTAGAAATGTGTAAGTTTTATCCGGTGTCTTTTGGTGAGGGTAGTGCCGCTAATCCTGAAGAGGGTAAAATAAAGGCAATGAGGGAATTTATAAGTTATTGTAAGGAATTAGCCCAAGAAATTGGACAGAAGGCGATATTTAAAAATGATGTAACAAATCATGAAATTATACCAACAATTGGTTTTTCAGATGACGACCCAAGAAATATTGATAAAATGAAAGAATTTTTATCTAGTGAATATGAAGAAAGTCCAGTAAGAACATATTTAACTAAAGGTAATATTAAAAAAGAATTATAACCGGATTTAATATGAATTTATTTTAAATTAAAAAAAAGTAAATAGAAAAAAAATAAACAACACAATATTTATATAATAAATAAAACAATTAAAAAATAGAAAACATGGCTGATTTACTAATGAAAATGCCTTTTCAGTATGAACCTAAAAGAAAAAATAGGTTTATAATGACGTTCCCTTCGTCTTTGGGAATTAATTCTTGGTACGTTGAAAGTGCATCAAGACCAAGTATAACTATCGGTAGTAAAGAAATAAAATTTTTAAATACTGAAACTTATGTTGCAGGATCTTTCAAATGGGAAAATATTACAGTGAAACTTAGAGACCCAATCGGACCTTCAGCTGCACAAGCGGTTATGGAGTGGGTAAGATTACATGCCGAATCAGTAACTGGTCGTATGGGATATGCCGCGGGTTACAAAAAAGACCTTGACTTAGAAATGTTAGACCCAACAGGCGTTGCTATTGAAAAGTGGATTTTACAAGGTTGTCAATTAACTGCCGCTAAATTTGGAGACTTAGCTTATACTGGAGACGATCTAGCAGGAATCGATTTAACAATTCAACCGGATAGATGTATATTAGTTTATTAATTTTTCATAATTAATTTTTTAAAAGACTCACCCAAAAGGTGGGTTTTTTTATTTACAAAAGGTTTAATAATATTATTTTTAAAATAAAAAGAATGGATAACGAAGAAAAATACGGACAAAGTAATTTTAATTTACCACATGATGTGATCAAATTACCATCTAAAGGTTTATTTTACAAACCAAAAAAAGAATCAATTAAAGTTGGGTATCTAACCGCTTCTGATGAAAATATTTTAATGTCTGAAAACAATAGAGATGGGATAGTTAAAAGTTTATTAAGACAAAAAATATACGAACCAGGGTTTTCTGTTGAACAATTATTAGATTGTGATGTACAAGCTATTTTAATCTTTTTAAGAAATACAGCATTTGGGTATGAATATAATTTTAATATAGTAGACCCAATGACGATGAAAAAATTTGATGCAACAATTTTGTTGGATGAAATTGATTATATCGATTCTTTACATAAACCAGACGAAAATGGACTTTTTTCTTATAAATTACCAAAAAGTAACGTTGATGTAAAAATAAAACTTTTAACAATTGGAGACCAACTTCAATTAGATAAAATAAAAGATCAATACCCTCAAAACATGGTTGCTCCTGTTGCCACAAAAAAGTTGGAATTACACATAGAAGAAATGAATGGGGATAAAGATAAGGGTAAAATATCACAGTTTATTTTACAAATGCCAATAGCAGATTCTAAAAGTTTGAGAAAATTCATTACAGAGTGCGAACCAAAGTTAGATCTTAAACGTGAAATTATAGCCCCGTCAGGAGAAAAGGTAGATGTTACAATCGCCTTTGGGGTTGAATTTTTTCGGCCTTTCTTCTAACTATCAAAAAAATTTATTAGACGAAATATATTATTTAATCAAATATGCTAATTTTTCATATTTTGATTTAAAATTAATGCCGACTTATGAAAGAAAATATTTTGTCAACCAATTAATCAAAGATTTTGAAAAAAATAATAAATAACTATTTATTTAAAAAGTAAATATGTATTGGTTAAGTACCACTGAATCGGATCCACTAAATTTACCAAATGTAAAAGGAACAAAGGATTTTGTTACTGATTTTGCTAGTGCCTTAAAAACCGCATTTGACCCATTAATAACTGAAAAATTCTTCTTAAAGTTAGAGTCTGATGCTAGAGCGGCAAGTTCTAAAATGGGAAATCAGTTTGCTTCAAATGTCGGATACATTCAAGACATGATGGTCGATCTCTACACTGAAAATTTAAAACTTGGTTTTGAATATAAAGACACTGGTGATTTTTTAAAGGGACTTTCAAGTGAGATGGGTAGAATGGTATCTTTTACCGAAAAAAGTACAAAAGAGGCGATTCTTTTATCTAAGGCTATGGGTACAAGCGCCGAAGAAGTTGGTAAAATGTATGCTTCTTTTGTTAAGTACGGTATGAGCCAACAAACCGCTGAAAAAGTGTTGGGTAAAACTTTTGAAATGGCTAGAAAGTACGGAGTCGATGCGGCAAAACTAACTAAAACTGTTTCAGATGACATATATAAAGCACAAATTTATGGATTTAAAGATGGTGTAGAAGGACTAACCAAAATGGCAATACAAGCACAAAGATTAGGTGTTGAAATGAAAATCGCCGCTGGTGCCGCTGATAAAGCGTTTGACCCTGAAGGTGCGATTGAAATGGCTTCAAGTTTACAAATGTTAGGTGGTGCCATGGGTGGTATGACAGATGTTGGTCAATTAATGTATATGGCACAAAGTGACGTTGGGGCACTTCAAGACTCTATTTTAAAATCTACCGCAAGTATGGTTGATTTTAATAAAACAACTGGTGAATTTAAAATTAGCCCCGAAATGAGAAGAAACATGACGGATTATGCAAAATCAATTGGGTCTACTTATGAAGAAGTTGCAAAAAATGCAGTTAAAGCAAGAAAAGAACAAGAAGTTTTATCAAAATTACCAATGACCGGAGGTTTTTCTGAAGAAGAAAAATCGATGATCGCATCACTTGCAGAAATAGGCCCTAACGGACAAGTCCAAATAAAACTACCCGGTACCGATAAATTAATTGATGTTAGTGAATTAAAAGGTGGTTCCGCTCAAATGGCTGAATTGAAAAAGGCACAAGAAGAAGCATCTAAAAGTTCAGAGGAGGTTGCAAAAGATCAATTAGGTGTTTTAAAACAGGTTTCTAATACTTTACAGGATATAAAATTACAGGGTGTAGTTGCCGGAGGAAAAGTAACCTCACCTGGTAAAAGAACTTCCGATGAAATGATTGAAAATGTTCAAAAAAGAACAAATGAAGAAGGTATGGGTTATGATCTTCTTAAAAATCAAATGCAACCTGTATTACAGGCCGAATTGGAAGCTTTTTCCTCAACAGTGACTCTTGTCACAAACGAATTGGCTGGCGCACTTAAAAGTACCGAACTTTCAACAGGTTTAGAAATAATGGGTGAAGCCGCAAAATTAGCATTTCAAGGAATTGAAACTGCGGTTAAGGCACTGGCGGATTTACTAAAGGGTGATGCTAAGGCCGCTGCAAATGAATTTAAAACGGCAATTGAAGAAGCAACAAAAACTGTAGAGGCTATGTTTACTAAAATGGGTTTTGATCCTAGTAACATTGAAAAGTGGAAAGAATCCCTACCTAAATTTAGTGTAGAAAGGTTGGAAGAAAATTCAACAAATACTGAAGAGATCCCAACATATAAAAAAATAACAGATAATGAGCTTACCACCTCCAACGAATTAAAAAATCAAACCACAAATATACCCCCAACTAATGAAAATTTAACAACTCAAATTGTTACGCCAAGTAATGTAAATCAAAACATAGATTTTGAAAATAAAAAAAGTGAAGGTACTTTAACATTCGCTGGTGAATCAAAAATTACAATAGAATTAAATTCTAACATACCAAGTAATATACTAGATAAAGTTTTGGATGAAGAACAAATTACAACACTAATTAAAGATGAGATGAGAAATGCTTTTAATAAATCTACAAATAATAACATATTAAACGCAATACCATTAGACATAAATTATGGATAAATAATGTTTGACTTTCATTATTATCTTCAGTAATCAAATAAAAAATCATACAAATACCTATTTATTTAAAAAACAATAAATGGAAAGTCCGTTATCTTTTAACTCGTCAGAAAACTTTAGAAAAAAACTTTTAGTAAGAAATCTTAAACCTTACAAAGTTGATGGTAGTTTTACTTCTAACGATACAAATATAGTAAAAGAATATCAAATTGTTGATTATTCTGTAATCGATTCTGAAAGTATTGAAATAATTGGAAACAAACAAGAAATAATATTATACCCAAAAAACAAGTACGGACCAACAAATACTAATTCTACTTACGGTAATATTGTAAATATTAATTTAAATTTAAACACAGAATCAAATCAAGGAACATATGGTTATGATAAAACTATAGATTCTAAGTTAGAGCAAATAGGTAACCAGAGAGAAATTTTTTCTAAAATTAAAAATGTATATAAATCATCGGGCGACGATTATGGTATACCTGTTTATACTATAAATAATGATAATATTATTTTAACAAATGGTACAGGCATATATGATATATCAGATACATTTGGTAGTTATTTAGAACAAATAGGTAACCAACAAGAAGTAACATTAAGGGTTAAAAACAAATACACACCAGAAGGTGGAAATGATTACGGTAACACAAGATACTCTATTAATGATATTTTATCTATAGGTTCAAACGAAGGTAGTTACACTTTTGTTGATAGTGTTGGAAGTAATTTAGAAGTAAAAGGTTTAGAAAAAAGAAATGAAACCTTTCCAAGTAACCAATACGGACCAACAAATGGACAAAGTTTGTTTGTTGTTGAACCGTTCATTAACCAACAAACAAACGCACCTGAAGGTAACTATGGTTTTGATGATACGTTTAATAGTCCTTTAGAAATAATAGGAAACCAACAAGAAATTGTTTTAAGAGTTAAAAATAAATACACACCAGAAGGTGGTACCGATTATGGTCAGACAAGATATAGTATAAATGATTTATTACCTATAGGGTCAAACGAAGGTGAATATAATTTTGCAGATACTGTCGGAAGTAAATTAGAAACCGATGGGTCGTTATTTAGAAATCAATTATTTCCTATTAGTCAGTATGGTCCTGAAGGAGAACAAAGTCAAAATACCGTTAATCCTAATGTTAATCAACAAACATTTTCCAATGAAGGAAATTACGACTATAACGATACTTTAGGTAGTCCATTAGAGGTATTTGCCGAGAATTCTTTAAATTTTCAAATAAATCAGTATGGCCCACAAAGTCAACCAGGAAACGCGGCCGATGAAAACATCAATATACAAACCAAACCATTTGAAGGTGAGTATGATTTTTCAGACACTGTTGGTAGTGAGTTAGAAATTATAGGGAAAATAGAATCAAACGATGCTTATGTAATTAATAAATACGTTACTGGTGACGGAGATTATGACACCATAACTATTGATGATATACAAACACAAACAACAGGTCAGAGATATTATAACTCCTCTCAATCCTTTTCTTTTTTACCGTCAGATTATTTACCAATCAATATACTTTTGAGTAATAATCCTAATGGTTCAAATGGATCATTATCACAAGATTCAGATTTGGCTAAAATTGCAGCAAAAAGATTACAAAAAGAATTTAAATATAGAGTTGCTGCTGAGTTGTTATCAGAAACATTAGGAAGATTAAATGTCGTTAACTCATCAATTGATCCTGATAGTGGAGAAATATCGGTTAAACCAAAACTAGACCCATTTAATGCTTTAGGAATCCTAAGTGGAAACGTACCACTTATTCAAAGAAATTATAAAATAACAGACTCAAACAATATTATAGGGAAGGCGATTGGTTTTGTTGCTAATCTTACGGGTCTGTATTCACCTTACTCATTGATACCGGGTGAATATTTTGATTACCCAAAAAAGAGATTATTAAATAGATTGATTGATAATCCATTTGAACCTTTAACGACAGGTGTAATGGGAGCAATAACTAAAATAACATCACCACCAAACCAAACAGGATCTGAAAGATTTGTTGCATTTACATCAAACGCAACGCAAAGTTTGATTTTTAATCAGATTTCTTTAAATGAATTTAGGCCTAAATATACTGCAGGTTTTGTTGATAGTGCGGTAAATACATTAACCGGTGTTAATTTGTCGGCACCTGATGGTAGTTTTTATATTGGTAGTAGAAAAAACACAATAACTGAGATTGTTTCTCCTGTTAATGCTCTTCCTGTATATAAAGATGGTGAACCATTTAACATGGCTGTTTATAGTTATGGTGAAGTTGCTAAAGAATATGAGGGTGAAAAAATAAATGATTACTTTTTTGGTTTAAACACTAGACCATTGTATGATGGAAAATCACAAATAACAGGAGATTTTAGTTGGACGACAAAGAAAAGTTTTTTCAAACCAGGTAGAAAGGTAGGTCCTGGAGGTAAACAAGAATATAAACAAAACGAAGTTTTTGATGCAAATATAAAAAGAGCGTTTGAAGATTCCGTATCTTATTCTTTAGATTTTAAAGAAGGATCTATTTTAGATGTAACACAAAAAATAGTAGATGCCGGTTCTAAAAATGGTGTTTATTATTTGAAACACGTAGGAAATGCAATTAACCAAGTAAGTAAAGTCTTTAATGATGGGTATATTGAAATAACTAAAGGGTCTAGAGTTATTAAATATAAAACAAAGAATTCGGTAGAATCCACATCAAAAAACTTTGAGGGTCTTGAATATTGTAGATTATTTACAAAAGATAACCCATACTATACTTATTCACAATTACAAAAAACCGATGGAAATATAAGAAAGTCCACTTATTCTATTTTTGACAACACTTACAATTTGAATATTGCACCAATGAACGATAAGAATGGTCAATCAACAAATATTCAAGAAGGTAAAGTAAAAAAATATATGTTTTCATTAGAAAACTTGGCTTGGAGAACTTCAAATAAAAAAGGTTTCACAGTTGACGATTTACCAAGTTGTGAAAAAGGGCCTAATGGGGGTAGAATTATGTGGTTTCCTCCGTATGATTTAACTTTCAATGAATCAGTTAAACCTGATTTTGATAGTATTAATTTTTTAGGTAGACCCGAACCAATATATACGTATAAAAATACATCTAGAACTGGAAGTTTATCGTGGTCTATAATTGTAGATCACCCCTCAATATCTAATCTTTTAATAGAAAAAGAATTAGAAAACGTAACACCCGACTCTGAAATAACAAAAATAATGGATTCGTTTTTTGCTGGGTGTTTAAAATATGATCTATATGAATTAGCAAAAAAATTCGTTCAATTCACACCAAACGATATACAAGAAGCGATTAGTTTAGTCAAAAATAAAGAAGACGCTAAAAAAGTTGCAACTGAAACTTCACCTGAGCCCGAAGCCATAGTTGAAACACAAGATGGTTTAACGGATGATGAAAAAGAAAAATTTAAAGAAATATATTTGTTTTTTGAAAATGCGCTACCTGACGATTCAGACACAACAACAACCTCAAAAAATTATAAACAATGGTATGATGTTTATACAAAACAAAGCATTAAAGATTTATATACGGGTAATAATAGTTTAATAAAAGATAAAATTTTTAATTATCCATTAAAAACAAATGTTACTCCTAAAATTTTAGATAACTCAACTCAAGACTTTGATTATAAAAGTTATATAGATACAAGAAAAACGGCCATATCAAGTTTTTATAATGATAGAATAGTTACCGCTATTAATATTTTAGATGAGTTTAAAAATAAAATAGCAAAAGTTTTAGATTCTGGAGGTAAAGTTTCGTTTAGTCTTTTAGGAACTGCAAGTAGTGTTAGTGGCGTTGATTATAATAAAAGACTATCATCAAGAAGAATTGATTCTGTTAAACAATATATTTTGGATTTTGAGTATAATGGAAAAAAATTAAAAACTTATTTAGATAAAACATTAATAATAAAAGAAGACCCACAAGGTGATAGGGCTGAAAATATAACTGACGAAAGTTTAAAAGACATCAACTGCTCCGAACCATTTAAGACTGTGGTTAATGGTGTTACTGTTGGGCAAAATAGTTATGAAGGGACATTTTCAGTTCAAGCAATGGCGTGTAGAAGAACCAAAATTACAGATTTATTAGTTGAGCCAGTACCTAAACCTAAAGAATCCGAGCCGACATCTGATGGGCAATTAACCGAAACAGAACAAAAAGACAATCAAACGATCACACCCCCAAATATAGGAAGTAGCCCAACAGACATACAAGAAACTCCCGTATATCAAGGACTTGCAAAAAAATTAATTAGAAACTTATTAAGTGAATGTGATTATTTTGAAATGTTAAACGACCAACAACCAATGGTGTATGATGGAATTAAAAGTAAATTTAAAAATTTTCACCCAATTTTCCATTCAATTACACCTGAAGGTTTAAATTCAAGACTTACATTTTTACAGCAATGTATGAGACCTGGTGATACCATACCTACGGTGACTCAATCTGACACAGGAACTCTTTCATTGAACTATCAAGACGCATTTAACAGTGCATTTGGATCCCCTCCTGTTTTAGTTTTAAGGGTTGGAGATTTTTACCACACTAAAATTATACCAACAAACTTAACAATAAAATTTGATAAAGGGGCTCTCTTTGATATTAACCCAGAAGGAATAGGAGTACAACCAATGGTTGCAAGTATAGATTTATCTTTTAACTTTATTGGAGGACAAGGAATTGCGGCACCTGTGGCTAAATTACAAAACGCATTATCATTTAATTATTATGCAAATACCGAATTATATGATGAAAGAGCGGAAGTAACTGATGAAGATTTGACAAAAAAATATGATGCAGAATTCTATGAGGCGGCAAAATTAAATACCAAAAATAAAAAAGACGAAAAACCGCAAAATGAATTAGGTAAAACTATTGGTGAAATTAAAACATCAACAACTGATCCAAGTGGATCAACAACAGGGACAATTTCATATGAAAAAAATATGAAAACATTAATAGAGGTCACATCATCGTATGTTAATAATGTGACAAATACCCTTAAAACGATATCGGATAGTTATGGTTTAGGTGGTTTATATATTACAAATACCGATAGAAAATACCAAGAAGGGAATGTTTATACTACGGACGTTAAAATTTATGGAAAATCGGAAAATTTTCAAAATAAAATAAGTTCATTGTTTTCCACTTTTAAAGATGATATTGAAAATGAAATAACACCATTATTGGCTGATTTAGGGTTAGAAAATTTTAAAAACAACCAAAAAAGAAAAATCAAAAGACAACTTAAAAAAATGGCAAACGATAGAAAAACAATTTATTTGAATTTTATTGATGAGCAAAATAATAAAATAGTTGTAGAAGAATTAAATTTTATGAAACAAGTGGATCAATTAAATTTTGTTTCAGATGCTAAAGACGGTTTTATAAATTCAAGAGGACGAACAATAGTATATGACGTTTCAGGAACTGCAGATGTAGACCCATCATCAAGTGGATACCCCAATACTTTACAAGAATTAAGGGGTGATTATCTTATAGTTGCAGACGACATAAATAATTTTATAACAAACCTTGAAACAGAAAAAATCATATCAACCACAGAAGATGAAAAATGGGTAGATACTTTTGATTTTAATTTATATATCGGTGAAAATCAAACAAGTCAAGACAATAGATTGAATATGGTTTTTGGGACTGAAATAGTTAATAACATAGATGGATTTGTAAATGAAATAGTTGAACCTATTAATAACAATGAAGATAAAACTAAATGGATAATTTATTTAAGAAAAAACTTAGGTAATCAAACAACGGGAGCCATTTCAGCAAATGGAATTTTTAATAATTATAAAAAACAAAAAGAAATTATAGTAAAAAGATTTGAAGATTTTAATGTGAATTATTTTGGTGATAGATACAGACAATACAGACCTTATTCAGATACTAAAAAAAGAATTTGTGATTTTGTTTCTCAAATACCTGTTAATGATACGGACTCTGAAAAATTACAAAAAATCGCATCAAAAACTAATACTGAAGGTGATAGGTTTAACTTAAAAAACAAAGGATTTAATTAATTATGCAATATTACAATAGATACCAAAAGTTTTTAATAGATGGACAACAAACTGTCGTACCATTTGTTTCTATAGGGATTAGAACAACAGATCAAAACTATGTTTATATAAAAAATAAATCTAGGTTAGATAAAATTAGTTACGAAAAATATGGGACACCTTATTTTGATTGGTTGATTTTAGCTGCTAACCCATTATACGGTGGTTTAGAAACGGAAATACCTGACGGAGCAGTTTTAATTATACCATTTCCTTTAATAAACGCATTGAAAGACTACAAAAGTGCTGTAGATACACATATTTTTTATTATGGCCGTTAATGATCCAAACAAATTTAGACAGATATATAATCTTGAAAATCAAATATTAGTCGAAGCCGACTACGATAATATAATTATTATCGACCCAAATAAAGTAGTAGATAACCAAAAACAGGTAAAAGATAGGTTTGTACAACAAGAAAATTTTGTTATGTATGCTAATTTGGAAACTAAAATTATTCCAAGAACAAAATTAGCGATTGGTGAAAGTTTTGATTCACCAGTAAATAATACAACAATTGCATCATTAGGAAGTGGTGACGACGATTTAAATATTAATTTTTTAAAACCAAAAGGAAAACAGTACTTCGATACTAGTTGGTCAGACGAATTTACAGGTAGAGGTACAAGACAAGGGAGGGGAACAAATCAAAACGCTCAATATGAAACCAAACAAGATGGTGGAGGATCTACGTTTAAAAGTAAAGTTTTAAATTTTGAAGATACACAAACTTTAGGTATAGAATCAATAAGGGTAAAAATATCATCAATAGGTACACCTACAGTTGATATTGATTTAACGGACATTAGAGGAAGGGCGTTATTTGAACAGGGAGAAAATTCTTTGTATTCAGTCTTTTTCAATTTACCATACCCAACATTTTATTTGGTATTGAAAGGTTACTACGGTAAGGCTATAAGGTATCAACTTACATTACTAAGTTTCAATGCAAAGTTTTCACCTGAAAGTGGAAATTTTAATATCAGTTTGAAATTAATGGGTAGAAATAGTGCGATTTTAGCTGACAGTTTAATATCCTTTGCTAAACATTCACCAAAAATGTTTAGAACAGAAGTAACCACAAATAAAAAAACATCAACATCAAGTTCAAGTAGTTCAAATTCAACAACAAAAAACGTTACAAACGATACGGTAGGGTTGCAAAAACTAAGGGAGGTATATAAAATATATGAAAGCAAGGGGTTAATCAAAGACTTACCTGTTACCACTATGGAAGATTTTATTATTAAATGTAATAGTTTCGATAAAAACGTACAAGATAAAATAAAGGGTGGTGACTTTGATGTTATAAATGATGTTGCTGATTATAGAAAAAACTTGGATGATTTAAAACAAAGAGTTTTTTTTAATTCTATATCCGATTTTTTAGATACATCAGAAAAGTTATATATTGATGGTAAAATTTATTATCCTTATTTAGAGAGTTTTAATTTAGAAAATAGAAATAAAAAAAGAGAAGCAGTAAAGTCAGATTTTGACGTATTAGTAAAAAGATTAAATGAAAACACAAGTTTTGGTAAGGGAGGAAAATACAAATTACCCGGGAAAGCAAAAGAACAAAGTGGAGAGATTACAAATAAACTTAATTTTGATGAGATAATAACAAATTCAATAGACTATAATGGAATCTCTAATGAAAATTTTAAAAAAACATACGAATTAAATTATGGATCTGCACCGTCAGATGAAGAATTAGAAAAATTTATAATTGATTTTAAAACACTAAATAAAACAAAACAAATTATAATAGATTCAAAAGGAAACCAAGTACAGTCAAACCCAACCCTATGGTTTTTTGGTGATAAGGTTTCTAATACTTCAGAATACTTTCCTGATAGTTTTTTAGATAAAATTAATAAAATGACTTTAGATGTTGAAAATAAAAGAAAAGTCATTGAACAGGCGTTAACCGATGAGTTAAAAAACATTTTAGTGGATAGTAAATCGGGTTTAGGGTTTACACCGACCATTAGAAATGTTTTTGCAGTATTATTTGGTGGGTTAGATGCTTTCTATAGAATGATGGAGGACACCCATACAAACGCATGGAAACAAAGAAAAAACCCAATAAGACTTGATGTAATTTTACCTCCAGGAAAAAATGTTGGGGTGGACACAGTGGAAGTCGTTAATGGAACTGCAGAATTAAATAAAGAAAACACTGTATATCCTTGGCCTCAATATTATGAATTAGAAAGACAGAATGATGGAAGTGAACAATACACAATAAAATATCCTGGTGACGCATTATCTGTTGCTGCAACAAAAGGGTTTAATCAAGTTATATGGCCTGAAATTGCATTCACCGAAGAGTACATTGCTGCATCATTAGAGAAAGAATCACCACAAACACCACAAGTAACTGGTAATGAAAAAAAAGACACAGATTATGTGTCAGTATCCGCAATAGAATTTCCCTTTAAAACTTTACCTTACCAAGACATATCCGAGGTTAGTTTTCTGTATGAAATTTTTGAAAGATCTTACCTTTCGACACATTATAGTAAAATAAATAGGGGTAATTATAAAACAGATCAAATTGATAAATTCCTTAGCGACATTGAGGGGGAAAATATCAAAACATCGATAACCAGTAATTTAAGCCCAGTACTTAACAATATTTTAAAAAACTCAAAACCTATTTTTACTGAATATTTAAAAAATCTAAAAGAGATATCATCAAAAGGTACAGGACCTAGTTGGGTGAATTATTCAAACTCTAATTATAATTTAAATTACATTAAAAATTATATAGATTCCGGTTATAATAAAATTTACAGTATAGATACATTAAACGGAACATCGATTGCAATTGCAGGAAATATTCCATTTAAAGATAAGATAAAAGATTACATTAATAATACAAAATCTTCTGAAGAATTTTTTCTTGACCCATACCCATTAAATGATATTAATTGGTTAAAAAATAATCTTCAAGACGGACAATCATTGACCACGGTAAATGACTTTTTTAACACTAAAAGTCTTCTATTTTTAGACGATAAAAAAACAATTGCAAGACTTGGCGAAAATGAAACTATAACTAATGTTAACTTATTTGTTGATAAATATGGTTTTGAAAATTATACAAGTACTAATTATTTATTAGACCAACAAAATCAAGTAACAGTTAACAGTAGAGATTCTTTAAAAAATTATTTCTTAAATAAGAAAAATGAATATCTGTATTTAACTGAATCTTTTATTGAATATGGTAATAATTATTCTGGAAATGTCGGTACAAACATACAAACAACTTCATTGTTGAACACACCTTATTTTATAAACGCAATATTAGATGGGGTAGAAAAATCAAAAAACCCAAATGAAAAAACTCCATATACTTCTTTAGGTTATTTGTTTTTAAATTCATTACCACTTATTACAACAAAAGAAAAAATAAAACAAACCTCATCAAATAACGCAGCACCAACAGACTTAGATTATTTGGCAGCAACATTCAATAAATTTTCCGCAATACATAAATTACCATATGCTTGGGTTTTAAAATATGGATCTATTTGGCACAGATATAAAAAATATATTGAAGGTAGTGGTGATATTTTAGATAGTGTTTGGAAAGATTTTGATTATTTAGGGAATTACGATCCGATTAATTCTGCGGCAACCACTTCATATTCAGGTACATGGATTGGAAACATTACATTACAACAATCAACATTAGTACCTAACTTAACAAACGTAACTTTAGATACAATAACAACTGGGTTTTACCCAAAAGTTATTAACAATTTATATAGGTTTTTTTATAACAACGATTTAAGTATACTGCAAACCCCAACATATAATAACTTCGTATCCATAACTAATAATTTTGGATTCAAAGCTGTTAATTCTTACAGTAGATTTTTTGATGTGGGGTTTGATACTCAATCACCTAACAGGCAATTTACTATAAAAAACTACCACCAATATTTTGAAAAACCAAACGGAGACGATACCAAGATATTAGTTATACCTAGTATGGGTAGTATCGGGTTTAACCAATCCGAGTTTGAGTGTTTTAATAGTAATGATAAAAAAACTGAAGAAATGTTTAATAACAAATCAGTTTACAACGGATCTGTGAGATCTTTATGGTCAGCACCTAATTTTGGATACTTCGATAATAGTTTAATAAAAAAACCAAAGTATAATGAGTACATCAAAAAAATAGACACAACACAAAATAAAAAACAATCGGCGTTTAATTTAAAAAATAATCAAGACACATACTCTTCAATAGAAGAAATTTTTGCTTTATTTGAACCAAGTATACTCGATGAGTTTGAAAATAGATTTTTAGCTTTTTGTAATCCAAACCCTAATGCGAGTGATTTAAAATTATTAGAAGAGCAAACCAATTCAACACAAACAACATCAGGACAAGTACCCAATATTGAACAAAAAAGACTTTTCAATCAGATAGAATCTTTATTTTTAATACCTAAAAATTCAATAGATTTATCTGGAGATGATTCATCTGATGCTAAAAATATATCAAACGCTCAGTTAAATAACTTCGCAACTTCACTAATAAAGTTTTTAAATTTTGACTGTATATTAAAACTTGGTAACCCATCTAATTTTGAAAGAAAATCATTTAATTATTTTACAGACAATCAACAATTTAAACCAATTGCCGGTGTTAAACCTTCAGGTTACGTTAAAGGTTCGTTACCTGGAGATTCATTAAATACAACATTAATTAATAGTCAAATAGCAAATAAAACAGAGTGGGAAACTTTAAAAAAATACGTTGGAGAGTTTACACAAAGTGGCATTGACTATCAAAATAGTGGATCATCAATAACTGATTTTTTTATAAAAAATAATATTGGATTTACACAAACAAATATTGAAACACTCTACCCTTTAATAAGGTTATACGCTAAAGAAAAATTAAAAGACAATACATTTAATGGACCTAAATTTATTCAAAAAATAAATACTTTTATGGTTGAACAAAGAAGTTTTAATTCAGATGTGTTAGATGGTACGATTAGATATCTTAATAAAAATTTAGATGAAACTAAAGTTAAAACGAATACCATTAATAGTTCATTAAGTGGTAACATTGTAAAATTAGAATATTATACAACATTAAAAACTTTAAACGATAAATGGATTGCGGGTACTGATTTTACAAACAAAACTATATTTGAAGATTTTTTATTTTTAGATAGGGCTAATAGGGACATAGGGGATGAGTTTACAATAGATGTAAGTGAAATGGCAACTTTACTTTCTAATCCTAATAAAAATTATTTAGATTTAATAAGCGGTATTTTAGAAAAAAATTATTTTATATTTTTTGCAATGCCAGCATACTTTAATTTTTACGGATTACAAGACGCCGTATCAAGTGGTAAACCAATCCCTGTCGATATTCCTAACTCACTTTTTGGTACTTATTTAGACGTTGATTATATAGACTCAAGACCTAAATTCCTTTGTGTTTATGTGGGGAAACCTTCAGAATATCCTGCAAGTGATGCTTCTTATGTTAGGTTTAAAGACGATGCATTTGACTTGAGAAAATATGATAACCCACTTAGAAAAGAAGATAAAGATGGAACAGACTTCTCTAAAAAAAATAAAGTAGTTGGATTTGCGGTTGATTACGGAATACAAAACCAAAGCATTTTTAAGGGAGTCGATTTAGATATGTCTGAAAAAAAGAACACTGCGGAATCAAATAGACTGGTTTCTCAAATAGGTCAGTCAGCATCGGGAGATAAAGTTGCACAACAAACGGTTTCATTATATAGTATTTATAAGGCTAGATCTTATACTGCTACAGTAAAATCTGTAGGTAACGCAATGATACAACCAACAATGTATTTTAATTTAAGACACATACCATTATTTTATGGGCCTTATTGGATTATGTCTGTTGAGCACAGTGTTAGGCCTGGTAATTTTGACACAACATTTAAAGGGGTTAGAATGCCAATTTATAGTTTACCTAAACCAAACTCTATGATTGAGGCGGTAAATAAAAACTATACAGAATATTACAAAGATTTAATAGTAAAATCTAAAAAAGTAAACGAGTCGACTAATGAAAAAAATCTTAGTGATGAAAATGCAAATAAAAACGAAGAAACAGGACCGGTTATTGGTGAAGAAAATAGTTGTAAAAACGCTATTCCTGAACAATATAACACTTTAGAATTAGTAGACCTTAACCTCACAAATATTACTCAAAGTGAAATAAAAGATAAAATAAATAATTTAACCACAGGTGCGATATTAAAACCACTTTATTATGGGATAGTAAATAAAAAATATTTTAATAAAAACCAGGGAGTAATGATATCAACACCAAATAACAATTTATATGGTATTAATGCCCTTACTTTATATAATAAGACATTAACAGACAATTACTCACTAAAAATAGTTTGTTTAAAAGGAGATAATGAAAGAACTTATCCATATTTTGCATTTCAAAAAATAGATGACAGTTTAAATTTTTATAACGAAATAGTCAAACCTTTTGAACCGATACTTGAAGAAATAAAAAATAGAAGTACAAAAACTGAAGTTAGTGAAAAATATGCAGAGGCATTTACTATGTTTACATTATTTTGGGATCAATCAAGATATGTTGATCCTAATGGTCGTGTTGGGTATTACCCTACATTACCAAAAAGTGCAGATGACTTTATAAAAAGATATGATGAAAAATTTTTGAGAGTAATAAATGAAAGTAAAAATAATTTTGTTAGTGAAACTAAGAATTATTTAATATCCTATAATAACTATTATAAACTTTTTTTCAATTAAACAATATTTATAAATAAAAGCATATGAAAAATGTTAAAAACTTATTAGATGAATATCTAAAAAAAGATACTAAAGTATCTGAAAAACAAATAGACCAAAACCATAAACAAGTTTGTGATTTGGACACAGGTGATTGTTATACTATAAGAATGAAAGATGGGTTAATTGAAAGAGTTGACAACACAATCAATACAAATAGAACTTTGAAAGTTGAAACTCCGACAGGGGTAAAAACATTATTGAATGGTTAAAAAAAATATAAAATGAAGGTTGATAAAAAACTATTAGAAGAAATTAAAAGAATAAAAGAAATTAGTGGATATATTCTTAACGAACAAGACCCTGCGGCAGGAGCACCACCCCCACCACCGGCAGATGCAGGAGCACCACCAGCAGATGCAGGAGCACCACCAGCAGATGCAGGAGCACCACCGGCAGAAGGAGGGGCACCACCAGCAGATGCGGGAGCACCACCAGCAGAAGGTGGTACCGAAATACCTGAACCTGTGGATATAGAAAACGATCCTGATGTAGAAGAAGTAGATACTGACAAACCTGAAGAAGGTGAGGAAGAAACTGAAGAAATTGATATTACAGATTTAGTTACAACACAACAAGAAATAAAAGATAAACAAGATTCTTTTATGGATGATATGATAAGTAAATTGGAAGATTTACAAAACAAATTATCATCAGTTGATCAAATAATAAATAAAATTGAAAGTTTAGAAACTAAGTTTGATAGATATAGAGAAAAAACTCCCGAAGAAAAATTAATGTTAAGATCTTTAGACTCTTACCCGTATAATCAAAAATTGACCGATTTCTTTGATGACAAAAAAGTTGACATGGAAAAATCTGGTAAAAATGAATACGTCTTAACATCCGATGATGTTGAGAATTTTTCACCAAATGAGATAAAAAAAACTTTTAATATTTTTGACGAAGAAGAAGAAAATATTAAAGAAAGTTACAAAAGAAGACGTAGATTTTTATAAAAATATAAGGGACCCAAAAGGTCCCTTTTTTATTTGACATTCTACCAAATTCACTTATAATTGTTATAGATAAAAGAGTATAAATTAAAAACAAAAATCTATGGCAAATTCAATTGACGCAGTACTAGCACAGTACGAAAAGAACTCAACACCAAGTAGTTCACCGAGACAAAACATCTCACAAGAAGACAGAATGAAAAGATATTT